TCCTGCCCGCCCCTTGTCCATCATCTCCCTGGCCTGCGCCCGGCTTACCCCAGCCTGCCTGGCCATGCGGGCAATGCGCACCTCACGCTCCGCTTCTGCCACGCGGTCCTCTGAAGCAGCCCGTTCCTTTCTTTTTTCGTACTGACGCGCAGCCATGTCATTGCCGCGTTCGACGGCATCCTTCAGCTGTTCGTCTGAACCAGTGCCGTAGGTCGCCATGTCCTGCCGGGCATTGTCACGGATGTCGTTCCGAACACCCTCACGGAACTTCGCATAGTCCTCCGGTGCGTAGAGGGCCTGGCGCTCAGTGCCAGGGTTCTGGTTCGCCCAGCCATCGAACTCAGCCAGGGCCTCCACACGCTCGGGCGTGATCTGCGGACCCACGGGGACCATGCCCTGAGGAGTCCGGATGAAGCCCTGCTGCTCCTGGAGGCGGCGGCGGTAGTCCAGGTCGGACCTGCCTGGGCCGCGGTCAAATCCACCCAGGCCATACTCCTGCGAATACTGCCGGTCGCCTTCGGCTTGCCAGTTGCGGTCGTTTTCCCGGTAACCGCGGACGATCTCGTCAGCGATGTTCTGGTCCTGCATCAGTGCGGCTTCGGCGTCTTCCGGAGGCCGGTTGGCTTCCTGGACCGCGCGGCCACTGACGCTGCCGTACTCATCCATCGGCAGCGATTCAGGCGCCACGCCCTGTGCCGCCCGGCGATCAGCAGCCCGCCGCTCCGCGCTTGCCGTGCCGCCTGCCACAGCCGAAGCCATGCGAGCCTTGTCACCTTCGACGGCGAGCTTCGTTGCGTGCGCCATGGCGTTGCGGATGTCTCCGCCGTACAACGCGCCTTCGGCGTCTTCCTCCAGAAGCCGCGCCGCAATGGCCAGGATGCGATCTTGGCGATGCGGAAGCGGCAGTCCCGGGGCCCCATCCAGGCGGGACTCAGAGCCGGGGGTAAGCGTCAGAGCCATTAGCGTCGGCCTCCGGTCACCATGCGGTACTCGTCGGGCGACATGCTGGCGCCCTTAGTGATAATGTCCATAGCCCGGCCGGGCGGGATCCCGCCGCGGATCAGGGCCTGGATCGAACGCAGCTGCGGGCCAGGCAGGTCTTCCATGTCCATGTTGCGGCCAACCTGGACGCCAGGACCCGGAGCGCTGGCGACCGCATCGGCAGGGGAGTCCGGCTCCAGGTTCATCATGGGGTCGTCGGCAAACATGCCGGCCACGTCGATTTCCTGGGGCTGGGTCATCTTCCGGATCAGCTCTTCGCCTTCATAGTCCCGCATGCGCTTGATCTTGTTGTATGGCACGCGCATGGCATCGACGCTGTCAGTCACTGATTCCATCAACGGGTCTGATTCAATGTCCAGCGTCATCGGCATGGCGCCGTCCGGGTTGCCAGACAGGTCGGGCCCCAGGTCGATGTCGTTCTCCGACTGGCTTCTGGCGTAGTCATCGCTCAGCTGCGACATGCGGCCGTACATTGCACCGCCGCCAACAATGCCGGCAGCAGCCAGGGCGGCGGCGGTGTTCACATCACGGCCGTGCTGAACTTCAGCGGCCCTGGCCGCGGCCCGGTCGGCGTCGTACTGACGGCCCACAGACGGCAGCGAGCGGGCCCGCTGCTCGGGCGTCAAGCGGTCCAGCCGGTTGGCCAGCAGGGCCCGCCTGCGGTCGTTGTCCAGGAGCATGTCCGTGAGCGGCGGGGCCGGCTGCGGCTCCATACCCCGGGCCATCTCGGCGTTTTCCAGCCAGGTCCGCGGGGCGGCACCCACGGCCCGCTCGGCGGCAACCGGGTCCGGCGGCTCCGGGAGGTTGATGTTGTCGAACGGACCAGGGGCCGGCGGGATGCGGCCGTAGAACCGATCCAGGTCACGGGCCTGCTCGGCAAAGCGGAGATCGTCCAGGTAGCGAGCCAGGACGGGGCTCGTCACGCGGACCTTAGGGGCACCGCGGATCAACTTGCTACCAAGGCCGATTAACTCATCCATCTCGCTTCCTCCGCGTCGGCTCGGCTTCCATGTCGATAGGCGACGGCTTGCCGCTCTTCTCTTCCTTCAGGTCGGCCAGGTCGTTCGACTCCTTGGTGGGCTCGTCCTTGGACTTGGCCTCCTTGCCAAGACGCTCCATGATCTCCTTCTCTTCCTCGTCGGAAGCCGTCAACAGCTTCTTGACGAGCCGCTCCAAGGCCGGCCGGTTCAGGTCCCGCAGATCGAAGTCGATCTTCATCGCATCACGTCTCCAAGAAGTCCGTACAGGATGCCCTGTCGCTGAAGGGCTGCCATCTGATCCGCGTAGGTCGCCTGCGACTGAAGACCGCCAAGAGCCTGGGAGTACTGCTCCTGGCCCTGCTGCAACTGGAGCATGGCGTCGGCGTTGGCCGCCTGCTGTTTAAGCTGGTTGTCGTACACGTCGGCAATGCCTTGCGAGAACCCCTGGGCGGCATCGATGCCAGCCTTGGCCGTCTGGCCACGCCCGCGGCTGATGCCAGCGCGGTCGTACTGCTTCATGTTGAAGCGTGGGTCTGCGGAGGCGTAGGCGCGGGCCATGCCGGACGCGCTCGGCGCCATGGAGGGCGGAGTCGGCAGGGGCTGTTGCAGATTGACGCGGTTGGACGTGTTCACAGCAGGGATCCCAAGGCAGTACGAAGATTGTTCAGCCGAGACATGCCCATGTCACGCTGACGCTGCTGCTCCTCAGCCATGTTTTGCAAGCCGCCCAACGCCAGGTTCTGCTGCATGCCCATTCGCTGGGCGTCATAGGCAAAGTTGGCCTGGTCGGCGGCGCGGTTGTAGTTCTCGGCGTTCTCCATGGCGTACGCACGGCCGAGGTCGCCGTAGTTGGAGCCGTACTGCATGTGCTTGGGCATGGACGCCAAGCCTGCCAGAGCCTGCTGCCGGTCTTGGACAGGAGGCTGAAACGGTAGTTGTGTGTTGTATGCGAGCTGCATCAGAGGTAACGCATAGTTGGGCCGTGGCGACCGGGGGACATGCCCTGGTTGGAGTACTGTTGCTGCAAGAGCTGGGCGTCACGTTGGTGCTGGATCTGCTTGGCCGGGGTCAGGAACTGCGGCAGCAGGCCTAGCGAGTTGTCCCACATGCCTTGGATCTGATTGCCGACCTTGTCGAACCCAGACCGCAGGCCGTTAGTCGCACTTCCGAATCCGCTCTGCAAGGCGCCGCTCAGAGCGCCGAATCGGCCCATCGCCTGATCGCCAGCGTACCGCTGGTTGTCGTAGAACTGATTGGCACCAGAGCGGATATCGCCCTGCGACTGCCGCGTCAAAGCCATGAGCCCAGCGAGCCCCTGGTCCATCATCTGTGAGGGCATGCCGCGGGACGAGTAGTGCTGATCGTCCAGTTGCTGGCGGCCCGCGGTGGCGTTGCCCTGGAGCGCGGCGAGAATCCCGGGGTCGCTAATGCCACCGCCATTGAAAACATCGGATTCGGTCAGGAACCTTCCGCCTGCGCCGCCGCCCCCAACTCCGCCGCCAGCACCAGAAAAGGATCCGCTGGCGATGGGGCCGCCGACGCCGTTGGCAGTGAAGCTCCCGCCGACTCCGCCGCCGAGGCCAAGGCCGGCAAGCGCATTCGCCCCAACCTGGGCACGGCCGATCTGGCCCATGGCGCCGGCACGGGCCGCGGCGGCATTGCCCTGCGCGGCGGCGTTGGCAGCACCATAGCCAGCCAGACCGGACTGGTTGGCGGCATGCATGGTTGCGGCAGCGTTGTTGTATGCATTCTGGTTTTGCGCCCAGGCACCCATGGCTGAGTTGCCCATGGACCCATAGGCACCAAGGCCGGCCGAACCAATGTTGCCGAGAGCCCCCATCCGGGCGGCTTCCATCATGGCGTTGGCGCCGTACATATTGCCGCGCTCATTCGCCAGCGCCGTAGCAATGCTGCCCAGCCCGTTGGCCTGGGATCCGTAGGCGCTGCTCAGACCACCGGCATATGCGTTGTAGGATCCGCCCAAGGTCTGGGCGAAGTTGGCTGGCTGTGAGTAGAGCGAGGAGTTCTGCTGCCCCAGCGCCTGGGCCTGCGCCGCCCCCACCTGGCCCTGGGCCTGCATGTGGGCCTGATGGGCGTTTGACGCCGCCAGGATGGCCTCCGGTGATCCGGAGAAAGTGAACTTCTGGGGCTTGATATTCATGTGCGGCGGTTCCTCTACCTACTATTGTCCCTGATTGGGCGTGTACACCTGCACATTGGCCTGATTGATGTCGGCCAGCGTCGGGTTCCTGGCAACCCGCACTTTGGCTGTGTCGCCCCAGAAATCACTGTCAAGGTTTTTGACCAGGAAACCACCGACATTGACCTTCTTGGAGGCCAGCGTGGAGGCCGCTGTGGTGGCCGCAAAAACGCTAATGGTAGACGCAGCTTCGCCAGAAATGGCTGCCGTCACGGCCGTAGTGGCGGCGACCGTAATGGTCTGCTTGGTGGCCGACTCGCCGCTGATGGTGAGATAAGACGGCTCATAGGGAAAAGCCCAGACGGTGGTGCTGCTACTGACGGTGACGGTGCATGTCTCTGGGTCAAAAGTGATGCCTGTCGGGATCACCACCTGCACTGGCGCTGGACTGAGCGTGACCGTGCCGCCGGAAATGGCGTTGGTTGGCAGGTCGAAGCTGGTGGACTTACACGCCACCGTTACCGTTCCGCCGGACAGGGAGTTGGTGGGAACCGCTACCGTGATGGATTCACGCACCCAGGCGTCCTTCACGTAGCGATGTGGACGGGCAACCAGTTCCGGTTCAAATTTCAGGATGGGCTTGCCTGTCAGGTAGTCGATCTTCTTAAAAAACCCCTGCGGAATCACGCCGAAAAATCCGCCCGGGGCTCCTGGCGCGCCTCGCTGCCCATCCCTCCCGGCCGCGCCTGGAGCGCCTGCTGGACCCTGGACGGGCTCGCCATTGAACACCTGAGTCGTTACGTTTTCGACGTTGACGGTGTCGCCGTCGAAGTACTGGTTGGTGATGTAGTCAATGCTGGCGCCGCCAACTGTGGTGAACGTCGGGCCGCCGAAGTACTGATTCTGCTGGAACGTCTGGCTAAGGGGGAAGTTGAACTGCGAGTCGTAGCGGTTGCCCTCATTCCAGTTGACGTTCATGCCGCCAACGTCAACCTGCGTGTGGTAGTTGGCGGAGTTCTGCGTGCCGCCGCCTGGGAACAGGTCTTGATACTGGGATGGATCCCAAGCACCAGGGCCCACCGTGCCGTTTTGATTCAGGCGGCGTGTTCCCGGGAGGTTGATGCCAGCCCGGTGCGTCAGCGGCTGGGCGCAGTTCCCCAGCGACTGCGCAAGCGGACCAAGCGCCTCTGGCGGCAGTGCCTGCCGCAGGGCGTCGATCAGCGAAGGCATCATCTGCGTGAGCATCAGCCAACCCCCTCCACAGTCACGCCGTGGATCTTGACCGGAGATCCTGTCTGCGTCCCCGCCATGCCAATGGCCACATGGCGATCAGCTCCGGCCGACCGGGGGTCTAGGCGGCCAGCGAACATCGCCTGGGCATAGCCCGTCGCAGGGCCCAGCGATGAGCGGGTGGAGGCCATGTCCAGCACGGCTTGCGTGGCACCGGCAGCGCTGGCAAACCCGGCCCCTTGGTTACTGGCAACCGCGTTTGTCCTGGCTGCCGTGGAACCGTTGTAGTGGAGCGACAGTTGCAGCGGTGCAGTGGTGGCGGTCGGGGTGTAGACAAAGCCGATGCTGCGGGATGGATCCTTGTTCAGGACCATGTTGCCGGAGCGGTAGAGCCAGGAGATCGACCCGGCCGTGTCGCTAGTGCCCGTAGCCTTAACAAACCCACCGGCGCCGGAGCCGAATACCTTCGACCGGCGACCAGCTATCACGGCCGGTGCCGATGCCGTCACGGCCACGGGATACTCTTCCTCCCACCACGCCTCTGTGGCGAGGCAATGGCAGAGGGCCCGCGTGGGCTCGGAGTCGCCGGACTGGCAGTAGTGGAACCGGACGATCTTGGTGTCGTAGTCCGTTGATACGTGGAACAGGTGTGACTTGGAGAAGTCGATGATCCCGTCCCGCCAGTAGTTGTCCACGGCCGCCGAGAGTGGCTTTTCCTGCGAGCCGTCAAAGGCATACATGCCGGAGCTGTCGGCAAAGAACGCCACGCCTCCCATCACCGCAGCACAGCGGGAGTTCAGCACGCCGCGGTAGGCGACTAATCTGAACGACGCATCGATGACCGGCTGGGCTACGTACCGCAGCGAGTACAGGTGGCCCGTCTGGGCGATCAGCATCTCGCCGCCCAGCGGGACTAGCGTGACGATGGAGTCCCGCTCGCCTGCGTTCTCTTGGAGGACGATTTCGTTTTCAAACGGCACGCTCTCAGGCTCGTCCACCTCGGAGAACATCAGGCTGTTGGGTGCGTTCCCAGAGGTGTCCGCGGCAAACCACGCACGGTCTTGGAACATGACGCCCACGGCGTAGTTTCCAGGAAGCACTCCGAACCTCCGGGCGTTCAGGGCCCCGCTGGGCAGGGTCACCGGCATCATGGCGTAGCCGTCACGCTCGGCATCAATCAGCCTGCGGTCGGCCATGGTGTCGGTGTACCCGGAGGACCATGCCGCATCGGTCTTCTTGATGGTCGCCACGCGGTAGAGAAGCACCGCCTGATTGGCACTGGTGCGCCACAGCTCCATAGCTGTCACCCGCGGGTCTACCGCAGTGTGCGTGAAGGACCATGACAGGCTGTCGGAGCCGTCAATGGCTTTGATTTCCGCAAGATCGGAGATCGATGAAACCGCATTGCGGTTCTGGTCCACGTACCGAATGGCACAGAAATACGTTCCTCTCAGCGCGGAATCCATGACGGCTTCGGCCTGGGCCCGCGTGTCACTGATGATCAGAGAAGGCGGCAGGGCGTAGTCACCACCAGCGGTGACGGTCACTCCGGTCACCACCTGATTGGTCACTGTGGCCGAAGCCTGCCCGCCGAAGCCAGCGGCGTCGGCCTTGTCTGCCTGGAACGTCAGGACAGGTGCCACGGAGTGCATGGTTCCGCCCGTCAGGACTGCGGCTCCCGTAACGGTGTACCGCATGCTCACCGAAAGCGTGGCTCCGGACCCGCCGCCGCCAGTAATCACGGCGGTCACGCCAGTGGTGGTGGCGCCAGTCCCGGCGGCAAGAATCTGGATGGCGGAGATCCTGCCCAGCTCATCCACCAACGGAACTGCGTTGGCATTGGTCAGCCCCTGCGCCGTGCTGAACAACACTGCTGGAGTGGTGGTGGCATTGGAGGTATAGCCTGAACCGCTGTTCAAGATCGGAACCGCATCTAACCGCCCAGACACGGTCACACCGAATGTGGCGTCCTCCGCAAACCCGCCTGTGATAGCCACGGTTGGCTGGGCCTTATACCCGGCACCGGCTTCTTCAACGATGATGGAGTCCACCCGGCCGTTGTTCATCACAGCCCTGGCAGTGGCTAGTGTGGTAGGCGTGCCGCCGCTGATGGTGATCGTCGGCGTGGCGTGATAGCCGATGCCACGGCGAACCAACTGGATGGCGGCGACCTGCCTGCCTGTGATGGTGGTTGCTGCCGTCACGGCCGGGGCGACCTGCGGCTTCTGCACGCCGACGCTGATGGCCTGCGTGGCCCCGCAGTCGATGCGAATCCCACGCCCGGCACCATCGACGCCGTAGACCTCGCCTGACCGGCCCTGGAAAAACGACATCGGTAGCAGGGTTCCGGAGAACACCGCCGCCGTGGCTGCCGCACCTGTCCCGCCGCCGCCACTCAGGGACACAGAGGGGGCACTGCTGTACCCCGTCCCATGGTTGGTGATGACAATCGATTCGACCTGCGTGCCCGCCATGTGGGCCACGGCCGCGGCACCAGCTCCGCCGCCGCCAGAGAAGGCTACGCTCGGCGGGGCCGTGTAGCCGGTGCCCGCGGCCGAAATGCCGACCGCCACCACGCCGCCGCTGGTTCTGGATGCAAGCGTCATGCTGGCCCCGTTGCGGCTCTAACGACACCAGCAGCGTCCTGGTACACCAGCCGCTCGCTGCCGCCGCACGGGGCGCGGAAGACACGCCGCACCGGGGAGGATCCGGCCGCCAGTGAGGACCATGTCACGGCCACCATCCCGGGCCGGACGGTCAGTTGGCCGGGAACAATTACCTGCACATTGACCTGCGTCACCGCAGCGCCGCTAGGGATGGCGTAGGGCGAGGCATTGGTGACCAAGCCCTGCCACTTGTCGATGACGATCATCCTACGTCTGGCCTCAGTGGGCTTCGCCAGCCACCGTCATGCCAAATCTCACGGGACCGGCCGGAGAGCGGGGCGAGCTGATCCTGCTCCAGGCAAAGCCGGAGATCACGCTGGTAGAACTGGTATGCCTTGTCTTCGCCGGTCTTGCGGATGCGGGCCAGCCAATACTCAGCGGCGCTATGCATGGCCGTGGCCATGTGGAACGGAATGTCCAAGGCCGTGGAGCTGTCAGGGGCCAGCGAGGAGATGTCCGTTGCGGAGCGACGATACGTGAAGTCGATGGTTTCCTGCTTGGTCGGATAACCGATCAGCTTGATGGCCCATCCGCCTGAGTCAGGGTCTTTGATGACCGTCCAGTGGTAGGGCTCACCAGAGGAGTTCGACACCCGTTCGATCTTCATCGCCTCGTCGGGAGTCACATACAGACCGGACCACCAGTTGTATTCGTCCGATGGCTCGTCCATGTTCCTGAAGTCGGACGGCAGGGGGTACAAACTGCGGTACAGCGTGTAGGACTTGGCTGTGATGTTGGCCTTCAGCTTCAGTGTGGAGTCCAGGACGATCACGCTCCCGGAGGTGCGGCTGGCAACGCGGCAGATTTCCTCGCCCACCTTCAGGTACGCGCCAGTGGCAGCCCAGGTCGGCCACGTTCCGCCAGTCAGCGTCACGGTCGTTCCGCTGGCGCTGACCGTCCCTGTCGAATACGGGGCATCCAGGATCACCCGCCCGTGGACATGGTAGTAGGACCAGTCCCGCATGGTGGTCAGCTCGTCGTAGGCCCGGATGATGGCCTGTTTAATGTCCTTCTGCTCTGCGTCCTGCGGACCCCCGTAGGACGAGACGATGAGGTACTGGACGAGATTGGCGTAGGTGGTTGCAGGCATGGCTCTAGGGACTATTGCCCTGTAACTAGGCCCGCAGAAACAGCCGCCGGGCGGCCGTTATTGCCCATGATGCCTTGGCGGCACGGCTGCGTACTGGTCGGCCGAAATCTCCTCCACCGCACCGCTGGCCAGCAGTTGCGGTAGCAGCGTGGCCGCAGGCTCCCAGGTGACGAACTCGTCTTTTACGGCCAGCAGCAGCCGCCCGGCGGCGTCACGCGGGGCGACGGCGGCGGGATCGAAGCAGGTGACGGTCTTGCCGTCCGGCGTGGGGTGGCCCCAAGCGGCATCCAGTTGCAGGCGGATCGACTCATACAAGTCGGCGTCGGCGGTGCGGTAATACCTCATGCGACTGTAATCCCCCACTTCTTGCCTAGGTAGCGTTCGACGTTCAGCCGCTCCGATGCCGAGAGCGCGCGGTCGTATAGCAGGATTTCCCCAATCCAGCCCTGGAACTGAAACAACGAGGACGAGTAGTAGCCGATCTTAGACATTGTGTCGGCGTTGCTTGTGCTGAACGACGAGGCAAACGGGCTCACGGCACCTGTTCGCTGGGTTCCGTCGATAAACACAAAGCCCCCAGCAGCAGCCGACCGCACGCAAGTGAACACGCCCGGCCCCATCAGGGCTGATGCAGTTGCTGAATACTGCGGCCGCAAACGGTTTGTTCCTTCGGTAAAGCCACCGAACGCAACTTCTAAGAGTTTGACCGACCCCTTTGTGGCACTCATCCCGGTTCCGTTGCCGCCATCGGACAGCATTTGCCGCTGCCCAGATTGATCAGCCGTCTGAGCGGCAGCAATGATCCATGTCTCGTCTGTGCGGCTTGTACCGGTGAAATCCAATCCATCGTTCGCGCCGTCAAACGACAGCGCCGTCTTGCCGTTCACCGTGATGGTTACGGGCCGATTGTTCGCCGTAGATTGGCTGGCGGCGGTCTTAAGTCCCGCCTTGCTCGTCCACGTTTGGACGGCCCCAGCGTTGAGCGTCAGCGTGGCCGCGTCGTTGCCATCCCACCAGTTGGCAATGCCCGAGATGCTGGCCGGATTGAACCCGCTCGCCTTGGGTCGCAGCAGCCTGGGATTCATCGGCATGGTCTGACCTCAGTCATCTAGGGGACGGTCAGGACGGACCGTCGCCACACCGAATGGCGATAATGTGCGACCCGGGAACCAGGTGGGCGGCATCGGGCGGATTGGCGGTGTTCAGCTTCACAGCGAGCGAGGCCGCAGCGGACGTGGCATAAACAAACGAAGAAGACAACGCGCTAGTCGTTGAGGCCACCATAGCTTGGGCGGTATTGCCCACCAATTCTGCCCCGCCATACAGGGCGTAGCCAGCGGGGGTCGTAGACCCCACATAGGACGAGCCGTTGATGGCGACCAGCGCACCGCCGGATGAGAGGCTGGTGCTGGCCCCGACCAAGACCACACGCACGTCGTACGCGCCGGCCGAGGGCAGGTTTACGGTCAGGCCGTATTCGTAGTACTCGCTGCTGGATGCGCCCACCGTGGACGTAAGGGCGCCCACCGAAATCGACGGCAGGCCAACCTCCCCAGCCGTGTGGGTGTGGCCAGGCGAGGAAAAGCTGAGATTCACGTTGCCGGTTTGGCCGTTGACGCTGGATACGCCAGCAACCAAGGCACCCGCCCCCTTGACGACATACAGAGTGCTGGAATCCTTCTTGGCCAGGGCGTCGTAGGAAGCCTGGCTGATGTTCAACAGGTTCTTGATCTCTGTGGCGCCCGTAATGCCAGCCGAGTCGCTCTTCAGCGTGTCTTCGGGCCGGGGAGGGAAGGACGGGATGGACATCGGCTACCCCTTCAGCGTGACGGTCATAGAGCAGGTGGTGCCGCCGGCAATGACCGGCACTACGTACGGGAACGAAAAGCAGGCGTCAGGGACGGGGTGGGCACCGACCGTCACTGCCGTGGTCACGGCAGCACCGTCCGAATAGATGATCCGCGGCGTGGCTTCCTGGCCTTCGGCCCCGTACCAGGTGATCTGCGTGGCCCCGCCCGTGCTGCCGATCAGCACGCCGCCGCCGGCCATGTGCTGGAAGCTGAAGCGGGCCGACGTGGTGGCCGCAGAACTGCCGGCCGTGATGGTGACCGTCTCTTGGAAGCGGGTGATTTCGATCATTTGCCTTTCCTCTTCAGTGGGTGGGCGTGACGGTTGACGATCATCTCCCGCAGCTCGCCGTCCTTCTTGCCCGGGTTTTTCTTCCTGTAGCGAACCAGCTCTTCCTGGACGATCCGTTCATTCAGGACGGTTCGCTTCTGCGGGATGACCGTGCCCTGGTGCTTGACCGCACCCTCCACCGTCAGGTTGCGAGCCTTCGCTACCTTCTTAATGTCCGCCGTGGAGTCCACCCACGCCATTGGATCCCGGTGAGCCCGGTGGTCCGCCAGGCCGCCGACGTAGACCTTCCCGGCCACGCTGATCCCGGCCGCCTTGGCCTCAGACAGGATGGTGCGGGCCTGCTTCTTAGGCATGTCGTCCAGCCACTGCTGATTCAGGCGGCCCTCCATAAACGCCCTGTCGGACCCCCTGGTCCCAGGCGGGGTCTGGGTGGCACACATGACGGCCCATCGCTCGCCGTAGGGCAGGGCCCGTTCGTACGTCTCGCAGGCCTCAGGGCCCAGGCGGAGGACTTCCTTGGGGATTTCCACCTTGCTGCTCCGGCCCCGGGGGAGGCTGTGGCGGCGGCGGGGGCGGCGGCGGCACCACATACTTCGACACGTCCATGTCCATGGCACGCCCCCAATCCTGCATGAGGGCATTGAACAGATTTGGCTGGCCAGCCTGGAGCATTCCGGAGGCGACCGGCATGAGGATCTGCATGGCGGAGTTGATCTGCTCCACCTTCGTCCCAGGGTTGGGCTTCCGGGCGGATCCCGCCTCCACGCGGAAGTCGAACTCCCGCAGCAGCTGCTCCGGGTCCATGGACTGGACGTGCATCTGCCAGGCCTGGGCGGCCAGCGGCCCCATGAGCGGAGCCACGTCCTGGGGCTGGACCAGCCAGCGGGCCAGGAAGGCCTCCTTGCGGGCCAGCTCCGACAGGGCGTCTTCCAGCGTGTTGGCCATGTCGTCCGGCCGAACGGAGATCTGCTCCGCCTTCACGGTGGCCTCTGCGGCACTTCTGAAGCTTGCCCTGGTCATGCCGTAGACCAGCTCTGTCAGGCCGACGCGGCGGTCGAACAGCTCCGTAACAGCGGCGACGATGTTCCAGAGATCTGCTGGCACGCCAGGAAGCTGGAACACGCTGATGATGTCATTGACGCTGCGGCCAATGGCCTCAGAGATTTCGACAATCTTGAAGCCTGACTCATCGGAATCCAGGATCTTCGCCTTGATGTCGTTGTCGGCAGCCTTGGCCACGCCGATCATCGTCTGGCTGGACGTGGCGATCTTGGTCGCCATGAACGACATGGCATAGTTGATGAACCTCAGCTCACCGATGCCGGGCTTGATCAGCGAGATGGGGTACGAATACCCAGGCTTGCCGTGCCACTGAAGGACGGTGCAGGGCCACCCGCCAGGATCGGCCCAGTACGGGATCGGCCACTGGGCGGCCCGGAACATGGTGGGCGGCACGCCCGTCTCGTCCACCGGCTCCTGAAGCATGTCCGGGCTGACGTTCAGGGGGTGGTCTACGCCCTCGCAGACAACGATGTAGCAGTACTCACCCAGGGCGTCGAACTTCCCACGCAGCTCCTTGGGGGCGTCCTTCAGCCGGTCACCGAACCCAGTCTTGGAGTAGATCTCCCAGTAGGTGACCAGGTCGTTGGTCTTGCCCATCTTCTTCTTCGTCTCGTAGCCCCGCTCCTTGCGGTTGCTGCGGGAGTCGTAGCTTTCGGCGTGGCCCTTCAGCTGCTCCGGGTCCAGGCCGAACTTGGCCGCTACGAACTCCTTGGGGTGGCAACGCCGCCTGGCGAGCCACAGGATGTCCTCTTGGTCGTCGGCGTCGGGATCCCACAGGACGTTGTCGAAGCTCTCATAGAAGCTGCCGGCCATCCGGGATTCACTGCCGGGGATCTGGTACAGCTCCGTGAACCAGCAGCCAGCCCCCTTGATGAGCGCCTCATCGACCACCTTCCGGTTGTGGTCCTTCAGCCGCAGCTCATGGGGCGTGTAGTTCAGGTAGTCTTCCAGCAGCTTGCAGATGATGTCACGCCGCTCCGACATGAACTGCGTCTGCTGTACCTGCTGCTGGTACATCTGCATCATCGGATCTTGCATCATCACCGGCTGGCCGTCCGGGCCGATGATGGGCTGGCCGTCCGGGCCCATCTGCGGGACCGGCGGCTGCGGGAAGATCCCCAGCATCTGCGGCGAGATGACGGGGTAGATCCGCGGCGTACACTTCCGATTGGGGTTGCGGTGGTGGATCACCGAACCGAACAAACGAACCGCCTCCCAGACCCGGTTGATGGTCATCCGGAAGGCGGGCGGGGAGATGCCCTTAATGAACCCCTTCTCCCCACGGGCGTACTCCGACCGGAACATCCATGCGTTGTCCCCGTCGTAGAACTGCATCGCCTCGTCGGCGTCTTCCTGGAAGGGGCGCTTATGCTCCTTCGCAAGCTTGATCTTCTCCAGCCAGCCCTGGACGAGCGGGCGGAGTGGGTTCTGGTCGGCCATGGGCGTTTCCTGGGCTACTTCTTATTGCCCTGAACGGCCTTCTCCAGGGCCGAAAGCCGCTCAGAGAGGCCGGCAATGCGGGGATCCCGCGGCCGGTGTTCCCAGGTACCGAACTTCTTCCACTCCACGCTGGTAGCCAGCCGGGGGTCTTCAGCGTGGTGGACAGACGGCTTATCCACGCCGCCGTACCCAGGGGACAGGGCCCACAGCTCCAGCGTCTCCTGGCCCACGCGGGCTACAAACGCCATCTGGGCCGGGGCACCCTCATGGGCGCGGTACAGGACCGTGTCACCGAGATTCACTTCCGGCATCTTCCAATCCATGATCAACCCTTTCGATGGGGGCCTAGAACTACGTAACCCTTGCCGTCGTCGCCCTGACGCTTCTTCCGCTCCGCCAGCCACTTCACGTACCAGGGCTCAGGGCCAGGCCTGGATGGTGGCTGGTGGTATTTCGGCTCATAGGCGCAGAGGTACTCCAGGCACTGCACGGCGTGGACCTCGCCGCGGGTGTTGGGCATGTCCGTGACGAACGGCCCGGAGTTGCTCTGGATCACCTTCTTCTTGTACCGCTTGATCTCCCGGACCAGGTCCGGCGTAGCCCCTTCCAGGAACTTCAGCTGCGTGCTGCCGTCGCCGCGGATGTGCAGCATCTGCCGGACGAGGGCGGTACGGGCCTGGATGTCGTCGGACCCGGGGATGAACTGGTGGCCAGTCATCTGGGCCCGGATGCCACGCTCACGTAGCTGCTCCGAATACAGGTCGCACGGCAGCCGGCCGGATCCCAGGTCACGCAGCGTGCCGCCGTGCATGTCCATGATCAGGGCGTAGAAGTGCTGATCCTGGGCCTTCTTGGCGAACTCCTCGCCCCAGATCAAGGCGTTGGCGTTGCGGATGTACAGCTCGTCGTAGACCAGCAGCATCTTTTCGTCGGGCGGCACGGCCCCAAAGATGCACGCCATGACGGTGTGGCCCGGGTCAATGGCAACGTATCTGGTCCACTCCGGCGGCACGCCGCCAGGCAAGGCCGCACGCGGGAACGTATGGACCGTGGGGTTGAAGGACGGGTACATCAGGATGGAGTCCTGCGTGAACTCCCCCTCGGCCCGCATCCGCAGCTCGTCTATCCCCAGGGCGCTCCACCGGGAGATGTTCTTCTCCTTCTCCTCCTGGTCGATGTGGGCGTTGTCCAGGAAGCGGAAGGTGAACTTCTTGATGCGGGGCTGATCCCGCCCCTCCTCGGCCTCCTTGTCAGCCCGCTCGCAAAGCCCAAGCAGGGCATCATTCTTGGAATGTGGCATCGCACTCCACAGCATGCGGCCCTTGCGGTCTGCCAGGCGGGCCTGCATCTCTCCCACCCAAGAGGGGTTAGATACGTCCTCGTCCAAATGAACCAGATCCGCCTGAAAGCCCTGCGGCGGCTCTCCTTCGGAGGAGAAGAAGTGGACCGTCCATCCGTTCGACAGGACCACACGCTGGCAGTAGCCGGCGTTCTTCAGCACCCAGGACACGTCTTCTACCAGGCGGTTAGGCACCAGCGGGGGAGCCGGCTTGGCCTCCTTCTTCCGTTCTGCGTCAGTGACCGGGTTGAATGCTCGCCACTCCTTAGTCTCGGCATCCTTGATGATCTTGAACGCCCCGGCCTTAAACAGCATCGGGTA